TTTTTTCCTTTCAAGCACAGCTTGAGGTTACAGTTTAAGCGAAGGAACATCCTTCTTAGTTATTTTGCTATTACAAGTCACAGACTTAGTAAAAGTTATGGTCCAATTCCATACCAGTCTTCACCCTCTTTAATAGGTGCTAGTATATCCTTGCGAGTAATTTTATTTGGTGGATCTATTAGTCCTTGCTTTTTAGCAAAGGCTAACAATTCTCTGTAGTTAAGATAAGATAAACCCTCTTTACGCATTTGTTTAAGGGTTTTTCTTACTGTGTCGCCATCAAGAGCATCTGCGTAGATGGTTCTTAAGGCTTGTTTAGCGTCTTCGGCGTGTCCGAGGTTAGTAAAGAAAGCATCGTGGATTGTTCCTGTCCCAATGTTTTTCTTTCTTCCCCACAAATGGAAAGCCCGTACAATAACAGCATCATTGCTGTGATTGCCATTTACACCTAGTCCAATAGAAGCATCTTGTAAAGAAGACTTACCTAAAAGTTTTCCATCTTCTGCTCTAGCTTCGTAGATGTTAGCTACTTTACGACCCGTTACGGGGTCTGTAAATTCTATCCGCTCCTGAATTTTAGGGCGATATCTTTGTCTCATAATTTTACCGTCAAAAGTTACCCACGGTATATCTACACTTTGAGTATCCGTAACAAAAGTTTTTGCTACTCTTTTCCAAAACGTAATAAAATTATCAGTAACAGGCGCACGAAGCGCAAGATTCTTTGACATAATTCTTGAAATTTCTGCAAAGTCTTTTGGGCCGACAAGACCTAATCTAGAATTTGTAATTTTATTTACAAAATCAGCTGTATCAGGATGTATATCAGCAGCTTGTTTTAACAACTCACGACCTACAGGAGTGTTTTTATTTACTAGCTCTACTAATTCAGATCGAAAAGATTTTAACTCATCTACTGTAGCCGTAGCCCCTAGCCGATCTGCAACTTTTATTTTACTATCAATAACTCTTAGTTGTTCACCAAGCTTTTCTTTAGTAATAGCTGTGTATCCTTTTTTATCAAGAACTTTTGCCATTTGAGTTGCAACATTTGCTGTTCTAGTTGCACCACCTGCACCATAAAAAGAAACCATATTTTGAGATTTTGCTGCTTTAGCAAGGTCTTCCCAAGTTAAGTTAGCGTTTCTTAGTGCGGCTATTTTATTAAACTCAGGATCATTAATAGTATCCATTGCAATAATGTCATAAAGTCGATTTTTTTGGGGAGTTGCTAAAACATTACTTACCATAGAAATATCTCTGTCGCCAGTAGATAGACCAATAATTTGAGCTCCACTTGAAGAAGCATCATTTTCTATCATTAGTTTGGTTTTGTATTTAGAAAGTTTAGCAGCAGTAAAATCTCCGTTTGTGGCATCGTATATGCGTTTGTATTCTAAAGCCATTCTAGCTAACTTGGGCACTTCTGGACCCTCAAGTCCACTTACAAGAGGATGTTCTAAAAATTGTCTCATACGCCTATCACGTTGCGTTGTTGACTGAAGTATCTGCCCCAGCTCTCTTAAGGCTTTTTCATTACGGGCAAAGACAGCAAGCCTACCTGCTTGAGTTAGGGTTTCAGTACCTGCCCCTATCATAGCGCCAAGTTGAATACGTAGCTCACGCAGAGCTATCGGAGTCATACTAACGCTTTGAGCAGAGTTAAGAAACGGTCTAACAAGCTCTCCTCCCGTAGGTGTTAAGTAACCACGGTGATATACTCTTCCGCGAGAATCAATAAACACTTGAGTCTTAAAAGGCTTAGCACGTTGTCTATGCCACTTTGCAGTAGTCATTAACCCATAGCCTTGCTCACCACGATTTAAAATCTCATGGCGCAGCTCATTGATAGAATCATAGTATTTGCTTTTCCCTCTTGGATCCCGAAAACGCACAATGTCATCCATAAAGTCAAAAAACTCGCCATCGACTTCGTACTCCGTATTTGAAACATGGTTCATCATTTTAGCCATGTCTCTATCGATTTGCTTTGCATCGTAATCGGGGAACTTGTCGGCAGAAATAATTGGTATGTTAGTATTGTTGCCACGGGCATCAAAAAAAGTTTTGTTATTAGCTTTTACGTAAAGTTGATCTCTAGGATTAGTGACCCCTAGCCTTCTAGCAATTACCGTTCTACGCTCTGCTTCTTGAAGCCTAATTAGACCCTTATCAATTACAGTAACTTCTCTAGAAATAGTGTCGGCCCAACCACCAGAAGCTCGTCCTGTTTCAACATCAAAAACTCCTCTCCGAGTTCTTCCTCGAAATTGAACTTTTATATATCCACTAGATTCCATTAAATTTAAAATTCTAGAACCTTCGGTGTGATTATGCTTTAACGTGTTTTTAGTCATAGGAATAATGTTAGCAAAGTCTTTACTAAACTGTTGACCAATAGCTATAGCTAAACCGTCATAATCGGTAGACTGTCCTGAAGAAATTAACTTAGCAATCTTAGTAATGCTGTTTAAAGCCTTATCATCCATTATCCTAGAAGTAGGTATTTTCTTAAGATTAAAAAATTCTAAGTCTACTAAGTATCTATAGTTTTCTCTAATAGAAGCCATCTTACGAGTAAACCAAGCATCAGTTGGTTCTTTATTAAATAACTTTTTAAAAGCCAAATATTCTTTTCGTAAAGGTATAAAGTTGTTCAACAAGTATTCTTTGAATTTTTCAGTAGTAGGATACTTTTCTGTTAACTTTCTAAAGTACACTCTTAAAGGACTTCTTCCTGTAAAGTAAATTTTTTTAGCTAGTTTAGCGCCTTCTCTGCTTCTCCAGTTGTCAATGTACCTTTGATCTTTTAAAAGGTTATTAGCAAGATCATCTAAAGTGTAATACTTGCTCATAATTTGAACTTGAGGCTTGTCTTTAGAAAGATAACTGACAAACATTTCTGAACGTTTTCTAGACCTAACATCTAAAAGACGAGAAACGTTTTGTACAGCAAAGCGGTTTTCTGCTCTCATAACAGAAGCAAAGTCACCCCACGGCTGTTTATCTTTAGCATATCTTTGGAACACTACTCTTAAATTTTCAATAATGACTGTTTGTTGATTAACAGAGACTTTATCATCAAAAGAAGCAGCAATAGACTCAATAAAATTTTTTTGATCGCCTGTTATGTCTTTTGAATTTCTCATAAAGTCAATACGTTCTTGATACAAATTAAAGTCTGGATCATAAATATTATTATTTTTAATCTCACCCGTTAAAGGATCTGCTGAAAAGTTTCTTTCGTCAAATTGATTACCAACTCTACGCCTAGAAGCAGCTTTACCTTGAAGGCTAGTACCTTTATAGTCTGTTAACGACATTGTTTTGTTAAAGTCTACAGCGTCATTAAGAAACATAGTCCTAAGTGCTTCTTTATGTTTTGGATTATTAAGCAAAGAGTTTGGTGTTTTAGCGTCAACTCTTAAATCAGCATCCGTTATTTTTTGTCTAGGCTTAAAAACCGCAGTAGCGTTTGCTGCTCTTGCTCTAAGGGCTTGTATAGTTAAAGCTTTACCTTTTGGAGTAACAAATTCAGCAGCCTTTAGCTTTCCTTGTCTAAACAAGTTAGCAGCGTCTTCTGAACCTAACATTTTAGATTGTATTTCCATAGACTGAGTTCTTAACCAAGCACCAAAGTTTTTTACTTGCGGAGGAAGACCGTTTAACTTTTGGGGGTCTTTCTTTTTAAGCGCAGAAACGTTAACACGTTTTGACGGACTCTCTTGCAGTAGTTCTTCCTTAGATTTAAGAACTGGTACCATAGAGGAACGACAATTCCAGTGAAGAGGAGGTTCATAGCTTTTATCTCCTATATCATAAATTTTTCCGTTGTGGTGAGTACAGATTGGGCTTGTTCTAGCATCAAGGATAGCTGTAAACATGTAACCCTTTAGTATGTCTTTGTTTTGTTCTGCTACTTTATGTACAGCAGCAGTTTGAGTTGAAGTAATAGCGGTACGAGTTAAGGTTCTTGCTTGATGTTCTGTTAACTTAGTAGTCTTCATAACATCGGCAATAATATCTTTTTTATTATGGCCTTTAGCAAGCCCTGCTTTCACTTTAGATTGTATACGTACAAGTTCCCCTGCAGAAATATTTGATACGTTCTGAGTGATACTGCGAGTACCTTTAATGTTTGGACCAGTTATTTCACCAAGAAGTTCTTTAGTCCGTGGCCTTTGAACTTTGTAAAAGTCCTTTACTTCTTTATATAAGTTATCTGTTGAAAAGTCTAGTTGCGAAGTAGAAAACTCTTTCAAGCTACTGTTTGTATGCACTGAAAGTTCTTTGCCAAACCTGTTCATTTCTTTTTGAAGATCGGCTCTAATATTTCCTCGTAACAAAGTTTTCAAATTATTTCTGTGTCTTTTTAAAATCCTACGATTTTGAAGTTGAACACCTTCTTCATACAGCCGTACGTCTCCCATGTGGTCAACAATACGGTTAAAAATTTTATCATTATAATTCATCTAGTCCACCATTGTAGAGTTAGAGAGGGTGTGACTTACTATTAGACCATGCCCAAAGAAGACAGTTACCAACATTGTAAGCTGGCCCTCTCTTCTCTGGGTGATGGTTTAATCTAAGACACTTATACCATGCTATAAAGTTTTTATAGCGAGTCAAGTTATTCCATTTCCATTTGATCATCAGACACTTGAGTAGTTAACGGGTCTGTTTGAATAGCCGCAATAGCTTCTTCATCATCATAGTCAGAAGGAATAAAGTCATTGTATTTAGCAACAGACACAAAAGTATCTCTTGGGATAATACCTGCCTGATACCATTCTGTAATTAAGCGCATAGCTCCTTCGCCACCAACAACTGGTGCAAAGTCTGCTGACAAAGTAAACTCAACATCATTACCTGTGTATTGAGTTCCATACTTCCAGTTAAGCATAAAAGAAATTACTTCTCTCATAATATGCGACACCTTAGCGTTAAGAGTACCTAGCTGTGCTGTCTGAGAAGCGTTTCGGATTTCTAAAGCAATGCCTGACTGTGCTGTTTCAGGAGAAAGCATTCGAATTCCCATTT